GAATCGTATGATAGATCAATCGGTCCAACCTGTGTTGGGAAAATATCGTAGAAGCGATAAGATCTTAGAGCAGATCCGTCACGATCCAACTGGTAAACATAGGCATCAGATTGATAATCTGCTGGATTTGTTAAACCTGTGTTGTCAGAGACTCTGTTAATAACATTCATCCACTTCTCAAAAGCAGAACGAATAGCAAAGTCTGTATCGTTAATAACGGTAACAGTCCAAGAATCGAATGTTCTGTCTCCTGCAATTTTAAGTATCCTTCCTCTGAAAGGTACTTCAATTGGGTTGACATTAGATGCTGGCATATTAGCACCTTTCACCAAGAATCTTGATTTATCAAGAACAACTTGATCTGGTGCAGCAGCATCAGGGAAAGTTAGAACGACTTCAAATAAATTGGCGCGAGCACCACCACCCGTGAGCTTACTCTTAAAGTCAGTAATCTTCCTTAGAGGGGGTGGATTGACTTGATTTCTAGCTGGCATTTTTGTGAACCTCTAGGTTAATTAAACTGAACCGATTACTTCTTCGAAAGCAACACCTGTTCTAGTAGCAACAAAGGTAAGTCCAATGAAGTTGATAGAACGTGCAGGCTTAATGAAGATATCAGCAACAAACTCATTCGAATCAATCACTGCTGCTGTATTGTTTGTTTCATCACAAATAACAACATAATCTTGTATTCCTCTCTTAGATTGAACATCACGGAGGAATGGTTCAACAATATTTACAAAGTTTGTCCTTGTAATCTCATCATTGAATTCGAATAGAATGTCCTTAGCAGCTGCTGAAATAGCATCTTCAAGATAGATAAACAATCTACGAACATTAATACGATCAAATGCGGAGGATTTACCGAATCCTGTCTTGTCACCGAACAGGATAATTCCTGCGCCTGGTGAAACCATGACTGGATTAATTCTATTAGAATAAAGAACATCTCTTTGCTTCTTACCTGGATTATAGGCAAGTTTAACAGAATTAAGGATTGAACCCCGTGCTGTACCTGCTGGTGAGAACCATGGGAACTGATCGATGTCAGTTCTAGCACAACATCCAGCAATGTCCCCATTTAATGGAACATATCTCAATACATTATTGAAGCGGTCATACATGTACTTGTAACCACTATCAAATACACCATAAGTTGTTGATGAAACTGGTGCATAGAAACTTACAACGTTTTCAGTAATGGTGTCAATATCATTAACAGTAACTGAACCAACTGAGGAATCATTCAAGAATGCTTGTCTATAAGGAGAAACAAATGCTAATGCATCTTTTCTTATCTCAGCAACAGCAATAGTTTTTTCTGCTAGTGCTTGTGCAGTTTCTTTTGGATAATTAGCAGAACCCATCATAATGAAATCAACTTCTGTTTCCTCTGTGTTTTCAAACAGAGTATAACCTGTAATGATATCATCTACACCAGAACTTAATGCACCGGATGTAGTAAAATCAGTTTTTCCACTATAATTTGTACCACCACTAAGTGTTAGAGTTTGTACTCCACCTGCACCAAAGTTAACACCATCAGCATCTTGATCCCAACCACTGTCAGAATCTAATGTGAATGTTGCAGATGTACTCCAACCTGTTGTAGTAATTCCAGAAGGAGCACTACCACCGTAAACATACTTAGAATTAGTAGCAAGATACTTTCTCCAATATGCAGTAGAACCTACTGAGAATTCAGCATCTTTTGCTTTAGAGAGTGATAAATGCTTTTCAAGAATAGTTCCAGCATTACCAGTTACTGTTCCTTTGTCGTCAATAACAACAACATGAACTTCATCATTTCTTGCTCCTCTTGCAGCAGCATAATTTGAAGTTCCAGGAGCATCTGCTAATTGATCCCATTCTAGATTTGTAGGATTACCATTAAGATCAGTAGTACTTAATGTAATATTTTGTTGCTCAAACCAATCTTTCTGTGAAGTATAGGATGTTGTTGCAACTGAGGCAGCAGTACCTGCTGTCGAAATTCCGATTGATCCACTATTAGCAAAGTTGTAGTATCCACCATTCTGGTAGTCTACATTAGTTTCTGTTCCCGCAGCGGAAACATGAGAAACAACCTTAACAGAAACATCGCTTGTTCCAACTTCTGTTACAAGTCCTTTGATGTATCCATCAATAGTTCTAGTTCCTAGTTTAGTACCAATAGTTTTAGCAATTGCTTGGGTAACACCAACACCAACTGCAAAATGAGTACTTGCTGCACCAACCAAAACTTGGTCTGCTTTAGCGTCAATTAAGGCAACTTTAATTCCATTTGCCCATGTTCCAGGATTCTTAGCAGCAACCGTTACGTTAGTAATAGTATTCTCGTCATACCCTAACTGGTTATAATGCTCACTACTTTTAATTTTAATACTTGTATTAATTCCTGATACAGCATTTACTAGTTGTTGGTCATCTGCCCTAACAACTTGCATTGTTCCACCATATGCAAGATATGATGAAGCCACTAACCAATGTTCGTAATGCTTATCAGTCGAATATGGTTGCCCAAACGTCTGATAGAGATCATCTTCGTTCTCTATTAGTTGTGGTAGATTTACTGGTCCCTTTGCAAATGGAGCTACGAGAGCACCGATAGATCCAGAAACTGGGTCTACCCGTCCAATAGTTAAATCAACCTCTCTTACTACAATTCCAGGAGATGCTAAATTTAGTGGCATCTTATTACTCTCCGAGTCTCAGAATATTGCTAAAATTATTTATTAAAAGTATCATTTACATTCATACTTACCGCTTTTACATATAATCCCACATATATGAACGATCTCCATACTCATCAGTATGCCAAGTTTCTCCTTCATCATCAGTAAAGGACTGCATATCATTAATACCATCAGAAATGAACCCAAATGGTGCCATATCTTGCTCTATCTGATTTCTCTGCTCCTCATATATTCTCTTACGGATGTCATTATCTGACATCTCCTTAAAATATTCTTGACATATTAACCAAGCAAATATAACAAGACACATTGCCAAATCATCATTACACCCCTCTTCTGCCTCAAATGAATTATGTTTTTGAGCAAATGTTGTTAATTCTGATATGATTTCATAATCAGTAGTTAATAACTTGTCATCCTCTAATAAAGTCTTAAGATTAGAACAACCCAACTTCTTAACTGCTGATGTCATCCTAACACCAAGTTGTGTTTTCTTACCAGAAAATCCTTGTCCTACTATCTGACCATTTCTACCTCTCATAGAAGCCATTAGAACATTTTCATATTCAAGATCATATTGAAGTATACTTGCAACCTGATCTCCAATATCATTTACTTCTATTAGTAAGTATGCCTGATTATATGCTTTTGCTACATCCAAAATAATATTTGGGAATAGCATAGGTTTAATTTCATTATTTCTATACTTAGCAACTACCTTATATGGAAATTCTGTTGTATCAAAAATTATAAAAGCAGAATAATCATTACCCAATCCCCTGGCAACATCAACTGTAATTATATAATTATGTTCTTCTTTCGGATCTTCGTAGATATCAAGTCCAGCATTTTTCTTAATGGGATTCTCATATACAAGGTTTCTAAGTTTTGCTGCACTTATAAGAGTATTAACAGATCCTAAAAATTCACATTCAAACTCAATTTTAAACTGTTGCTCTGATGTATTGGCAATAGTCTGTTCTTTCCATACAGCATCTCTACCAGGAACTTCACTCCAATGAACATCAGTTGGTACATACTCACTTTTACCCTTTTCACTATCGTGCCACATACGATAAAAATGATTCATACCCCTAGGGGTTGAAACTATGATGACTTTTGTACTTTGTCCAGATGTAATAGTAGGGTAAACAGAGGCAAAGAAGTCATCAGCAATGTGATTTGGGATGAACGCGAACTCGTCAAGAAAGATGACATTATAGGATCCACCTCGGACAGCAGATGAAGAAGTAGAGTTTGCCGATATTTTTGATCCATTTTCCAACTCTAAAGAACCTTTATTCCAAGATATTATACCTTGTTGCATCCAGTTAGGCAAATTTTCATATGCAAGTTGTAATCTACCAAGTAGATCTCTAGCTGTGGATGCCTTGTTTGCTAGAACTGCAATATTGACGTTATCATTAAAAACTGCATAGTGTAATAAGTAAGAAACGCAAGTTGTAGATTTACCTGTCTGACGAGGCATCTTACAGATGTTAAATCTATTCTCGTGGAACCTATTAATTAATTTCTCTTGAAAATCATACATATCAAAGGGAACCAACCCCTCATCAAGAGAAACGATTTTTATATAATTTCTAGTAAAATAAACAGGATCCTGTTTACATTTCATGAACTCTATTATCTGCTCTTCTGTAAATTCATGAGCAGTATTAGCCTTCTTAAGATTGGGATTTCCAAGATATACATTATCAACAGACATTGTTCAATTAATGATGAGATTTACCACATTTAATACATGGATCTTGTCCACAGTCGCAGTTACACTTTTCTTTTTTTGCTTCCCCTAATTGCCTCATATTCCTTTCCTTCATTTGTTGTTTTATTTGAACTGGGCCAATAACATCTATAAATTCCATAAAAGATTTGCCATCTTTATCTTCAATGGTAATTCTTTCTTGATACTTTGACCAGTCCATTTTACTCTTCTTTTTTACTATTATTTAGAAATCCCTGCTTTATCATCTTGGAAAGATCTGATGTAGAACCCACAAAAACAGCATTGTTAGTTACATTATTAGTAGTTTTATGATTCTCTTCATCAACTTCTTTTACTTTTTTCTGCAAGTCCATTAACTTATCAGTTGTATCAGCAACAGATTTAATAATCTGACCTGCTACTTCATATGCTCTTGCACTACCTTGCTCTTCAGCAACTTCCATAATAC